CAGGTTTGACAGCCTGGAATGCAATACCCCGCACGTCCGAAAGGGCGTGCGGCTATCAGCGCGCGTCTGTTACTTTGTTCAATGGGCGGGCCTTGGTGGGGAGGTCTTCGGACCTGCCGGTCGTGGTGTTGCTCCGGTCTGTCAACCCTGTCTTGTGCCCGCCCCCCGTTCTTTCGTTGCGGCGGGCACTCTGACAACGAGGGATCGCACGCAATGAATAAACGTCAGCAAGCCAAGACTGTCCAGCCGGACGACCGAATCTTCCCGAACGACTATACGCGCGACGACCTGATCAGCTATCTGGTTTCCACCGGCGCAGAGAACTACGACCTGTCCGAGCAGATCGACGCGCTGGCGCAGCGCGTCAGCGAACTGCAACAGTCGCCGGACCGGTAACGTTACGCGGCCTGTACGCTGGCATCCTCAGCGACGATGCAAGCCGCGCGCAATAGTTCGTCAATGCGAGCGGTGGCAGTGTCAAAGCGGCCCGCAACGTGCCGGTTGCCGACTAAATCCGCTTCGATGATGGACACATGCGCGGCGACCGTATGACGGTTCACGCCGCACCGTTCCGCGAGGTTCACCGTTGTCTCGCGCGTGCGTGTGAGCGCGTTCGCAATGATCGCGCGATGTAGTTTTTGGTTTGCTGCATGTCCCGCCAGCAGCGGCGCGATGTGCGCCAGCACCAGCCGCATAGCGTGATCCCATTCGGGATTGGGATAACTCCCGGAACAGCAGCGCGCTCCGCACGAACACCGCAGCGTTTGCGGCGCATAGGCGAGCACCAGCAACGCCCGCCCGAGCGGTGCGAGCTGGTCTAGCTGGCGACGCACGCGGGCCGCCTGCGCGGTCGCGTCCGTTCCCGTGAGCGTCGATGCCGACGGCACGCCCTGATGCAGCACGCCGAGCGACGATGCGCCGCCGCGCTCTACCGCATGCCGCAACGCGTCGCGCAACGCCGCCGCGTGGTTCGAGTAGATATCGCGCATCGGGGAGAAATGGTCCAAAAATGCAAAAACCCGCCAGCGCGGGTTTCAGGAATTCGGCACAAACCAATACCATCCGAATTACTCGCCATCTTAGCCACGATCTGGCAAATGTCAAATCCCAATAAATCGAGCCAGTACGCATTACCGCATCCCCGTTCCTGCTCCGGCGGAATCTCCCGAACCCAACGAATCCGCGCGTGCAGAGTAGCGCTTGCCAACCCTGGACGGCCTCCATCCCGTTGCAGCAACGAAGGGAGCCTTTGCAGCTAAATGCCGTCGATGGACGTGGCATCCAGCCACTTCAAGCTGGCATGACTCCGCGCGATATCGCTCCCGCCCTTGCCGGTGCAAAAAAAGCCGTATCGTGCGGCACTATGACCCCAACGTCCTGCGTAGCGCGGTGGATGCTGAGGTAGATTCACCGATTTCTGCATTAAGTATGCCGGTCACACGGATTTGCCTCAGGAATTTGGTTTCCTTGTTATTAATAAGTTTTGGATTTTTAGATATTGCACAGGCAATTAACCAGCGCTCAAGAAAATCTAGTGCCGGCAACCCACTAGCGTGCTGCGGATTCTTCCTGAATTTTCCTTGCGGTGTGCGCATAGGAATAAGAAACAGAATAGGGGTACCTCTTTTTCTTGCCAATTCGTTGTTATATTTTTCCCTATTCGATGGATTTAGCGCCTCGTTAAGAATGGACGATTTGCAAGCTTGCCCCACATATAGAGGTGTATAACCCCTACCTGCGCGCCTAGCGACGACGTAGCATCCGCATGCCGTCGATAATCCAGTCTCATACCCTTCAATTACACCCTTGAGATCGGCTATCGATTCCTTGGTGATATTCTTCTTTGAGGTGTGTTGACTTATTTCAAATGGGCCCGCCACGTCAAATAACATGAATTTTCCCGAATAGCTTATATGTTTAAAGTGAAAGCTAGCGCAACGTCTTCCTCAGACTTCCGCCACCGATGCCTTCTTAAATCAAAAATCATACAGGGTCAATATAGATCAACTGCTCCTTGCCGCCAACCACTATAATCTGCCATCACCCCTTCATTTGTCGGAATCGATAGTTAGACGCTGTAATTGTAATACTTCCTCGTTTCGTAGTCGTAAAGCGAGACCGAATTTCCGTTGATCGTACCGCTAAAGTGCTTTTGGCTATCGTAGTCGTAACCTTCGAAATCAGTGCCGTTAACTCTAAGTTGTACGTGATTGGAGTTGCCATAGTCATAAAAATCCATCGATCCGCCTCCATTTCCCGAGAAATGGCTTGAGGTCGAATAATCGTACCCTGACAAAGAACCACTGGAGAAACTTGCAGAGATATTCTTGTAGCGAGATGCCGAATAATCGTACACCGAGCTGACTTCTTTTTTGGGTGAAGCGGCACCCACAGCCGCAGCCACTCGTGCGCGGGTAGTTTCCTTCATGAAAGTCTCCAGATGACTGTTTATGCATCGCAGTGGGAAGATATGCTCGGGGTGTTATCAACGATCCGGCAGCCTAAGTCGAAGGAACGCATGGCCTGCCGTCAGACACGACGGCCGTAATCACCAAGACCGGCCCATCGTTAGCAGCCGTCCTATGGACACTTTTTTAGCGCGCAGGACGTTTCGCGCAGATCGGTTGCGCATCACGACTCGACCGTAGGGACGGCCGGCTCGCTCGGCGTTTGTTTATCATCGGACAATAAATCCAAAGGTAGGGGAAAGATCATCGTCGCTATATATGTGGCGATTATCGACCAATTATTCAGCGGAGTGAACGAAACAATTTGGAAATCAAACATTCGGACTACAGTGTCGGCGGTAACCCATGCTAGCGTAACCCGGCCAGCCAGCCACGCGATTTCCATTATGTTAAACGGCGGTGCGGATTTTTCCGCGCTGAATTTTTTTATTTGTAGACCGCCAAATAAAAATCCAACAAGAACCAGGGCGACTACACCATACCCGAAATGGGCGATGTAGAGGGTAATCCCCCTTATAGGATTTGTTGTTGGCATTTCAAGGTGCGGCGAACCGATCACACTTAAATCCGCCCCCCTTATATCTGCTGTCCAGCTTAAAATTCCGGAATCGTCTGAATACGGGTTTTCAGCGATTGGAACTCCAGTTGTGCGAAAGAGAATAATATTAATTGCCGCTTCCTCGTTGATATTCAGCAGCATGGGATCGATTACGGCCTGCGTGTCGCCAGTGAGACTTACCTTAACAGGCGCATGCCCGGGCGCGGGATTCACCCCGACGTAAAGTATTTTCTGACCGGGTGCAGCCTTAATCGTGATCGGAGATTCGAAATCAGACTTAGTCAAGTTGTGGCCACTGATGTTGCGCAATGTGTATGGACGCATTTCAAGGTGCCCCAGCGGCACGGGTTGACCATTGAGCGTTAAACCGAATTGCGGCGCGTCGCTGCCATCGAGCCCGGTTGGTGCGCCGAACAGGGGGTACGTAATTCCCCGCCGAATCTGCACCACGCCGGCAGTAGGCGCAGCGTCCCGCTTGAAATAACGGGGCACTACAGCAAGCGCTATGGGAACGATGACACCGGCAACCACCACGTCACCCAACGCCCTACGAATCCGGCGAATCAGCCCTTGCATCTCCGTCACCCCGTTGGTGTTTGTATGATCTATAGAGTGTAACGGAATCAAGGTTAAAAAATCGCCATCCCGATCGCATCGAACACGCTTCGTCTTAATGCGTCGAGTGTCCCAAGATGAACGATGTGCGCCGCGACCGCTCAGCCATCGATCCTTTGCGGCACTTGGTGCGTTGCACAATAAGGGGCCAGCGTAAAACGCAGATTCCCTTTTTTACGGGTATCGTGAAATGTATGGTCTGACGGGGCTTGTCATTCGAACGCCAAGCGCGTCTGTGTCTGTGTGTCGTCTGTGCAGTCGAACAGTAACCGCTGGCGGTGTGCATCTTCGATGCGCGAGCACGCGCTTTCGAAATGCACCGGGTCTAGCTCAATTCCAATGAAGCGCCGCCCGGTGTGCATGCACGCTACGCCCGTCGTACCGGAACCCATGAACGGATCGAGTACCCGTGAGCCAGGCCGCACGACACGCAGCAGCTCACGCATCAGCGGTAACGGTTTTTGCGTAACGTGGACCCGATCGCGCGGCGCGATGCACTCATAAAAGCCCGGTATCGCGTCGGCCGACGCATCGAACGGCAGCGCGCCCGCCGTGCCCCATATCACGTATTCACATTGCGCAGTGAAGCGCCCAAGCTGCGGCCGTGCGTCGGGCTTGCACCACGGCACGATGCCGCGCCATATCCAGCCGCCCGCCTGCATGTAGTCCGTTGACGCGGGAAGCTGTCGCCAATCCGTAAAGAACATGCCGAACGCGCCGGGGCGACATGTCTGCAAGGCGGCGGCGGACCACAACGCGGTCCAATAGCCAAAGGCGCGCTGGTCGCGGTTGTCGCCGCTGAAATCCGGTAGTAGCTGGCTGGCCGTACCAGACAAGACGTACTTCTTTCGCGGATCGAGCACGCGATCCGACCGGAACTGGCCGCCCGACGAATACGGCGGGTCAGTGAGCAGCGCGTCGACGCCCGACAGTTGCGGCAGGATCGCGAGCGCGTCGCCACAGTACAGCGTTGCCGGACCGATGATAACGGGCGCGTTCATGTCTCATTCACGCGAACGGTGCGAGCGTGGGACTACGCGCCGGCCGGGGCTGTGGGTTTGCATGCCGGATTCACGATGGTTCATCATGTGCGCCCCTGTGTTCCTCTCCGTGAAGAAAGGACGGATCGGGCGGCGTTGCGCCCGCGAGCGCAGCGCGTGCCAAGCGCGCGATATTGGGCAGGCTGTCCGCGAGGGACGCGCATTCGGCGATATCGCGAATCAGCGAGAGCACTTCGCGGGCGCGTGCGAGGTCATGCAGCGCGCGGACGCGCAGATGGTCCGCGTGGTGCAGACGTTCGTCGCGTTGCCGGTGGTTCATGACTGTGCCCATGTCGCGAAGCGCGGCGCGTCCTGCGGCGTATCCGCTTCGCACGCGTCCTCGTTCGCGGCTTCGCGATCGCGCAGCGCCGCCCATGCCTGCACGACGACGCGCGGCACTTGGCCGTTTCCTAATGCTTCGATCCGCCTGGCACGGTGCGGCACCTTCGCTGGGGCCATGCGCGGCACGAATCCGGGCGCCTGGGCGTCTTGCGTTGCCGGGTCGATGCCGAACCAAGGATCGGCCACGCCAGCGGTTTGTGGGCCGCTTGCGCTGCGCCATGCGTCGAATTGCGCCGGATCGAGTGGCGCAAGATCGGTCCAGCCGATTGGCCAACCCATCAACCATTCGACCCAGGCTGGATTGAGCGGGCCACCGTCTGCGTAACAGCAAAGCTGTGGCGACGCCCGGCGATACCTGCCCGGCGATGCACTGTCCGCGTCGGTCGTCATTGGCGTTGGATACCACCGCACGGCTCCCGGCAGTCCGTTTCTCGGATTGGTCACGTCGAAGTTTCCGCGCTTCTCTGCATCGTTTGCCGTTGGCGTCGGCCACAGGTGCGCGGCGAGTGCTTCGACTAGGTTCCCGTTTTCGCGCGCCTTGGCGGGCGTCACGACGCCGCCCTTGTCGCCGAGCGTTGCCGTTGGTGTGGGCCATTGCACACGCACGGCCAGATTCAGCGGCGCATAGCCCCAGGCATAGGGCGCGCGCCGTCCCGACGCATCGTCAGCGGTCGGCGTTGGCCACAAGGCCGGAATCCGTACCTGATGGGCAAGGTCGATTTCGTGGTCGGTCGCAAGGCGCGCGAGCAGCTTTTGCCCGTCAGCGATGCCATGGCTGTCATTGGCTGTCGGCGTATGCCAGTATCCATATCCGTTCGCGCAGATGCGGGGCACCGGCACCGGCAGCGGATAGCACGCCCCATCGAGCATTAAACCCCATCGAGGCCAGATCACCGAGCACGGTTCCGAGTCCGCGAATAGTGAGCATTGCGCTGTTTTCCACGAGCACGAATCGCGGTCGAACGTCGCGAACGATGCGCGCCATCTCGCGCCACAACCCCGACTGTTCGCCGCCGATTCCCGCGCCGCGACCGGCCTGGCTAATGTCCTGGCAGGGAAACCCGCCCGAAACCACGTCAACAAGTCCGCGCCATTCGTATCCGTCAAAATCCCGCACGTCGTCCCATACCGGGAACGGTTCGAGCGTGCCGTCGTTCTGTCGTGCGATAAGTACAGATCGGGCGTAGGCGTCGAGTTCGACGGCGCAGACGATGCGATGCCCGGCGAGCACTGCGCCGAGGATTCCACCGCCACCACCGCTGAACAACGCGAGCTCGCGAAATCCACAGTCGCGCATGATGTCTCCCGTCCGGCGGCGAAGGTTTCAACCATGCGCCGCGAAAAGAACCAGGTCATACGCCCCCCGTCGCGTGCGCGAGGTCGAATGTCACCTGTTGCGGCGTCAACGGCTCTACAACGATTTCGGCGCGCGGACGTTCACGGTCAATACCGTGATAAATGTGTTTTTCACGCACGGCGCGATCGTTGAGATACACGCCGCGGCGTACACGTTCACGCACGTCGTGCCCATTGATCCGCACCGTGCGATATCGCGATTGCAGTACGTCGAGAATCACCGATTCGTCGAGGTCCGGCCGTTCGCTGGCGTAGAAAATCCGCATCGTTACCCGTACCGGCCCGGTGAGTTCCACGCACGCATCGGCGGGTATCTGCAACAGCGCCGTGCGTTCGTACCGCCGTGCCTTGTCGCTTTTGATCGACATGGGGCGCGTGCGCGTCACGCCTTCGTCATCGCGATAGCGGCGCGTGACGATTTCGCGCGAATTCGATTTGCTGGCGGGCTCGCCGTAAATCGTGAACGTAAGCGCGGTAGCACCCTCGCGCGCGCGCAGCAGCGCCGGTGCGTCGGCATTCATAGGCGGCCCCGTTTCTCGATGGCGCGCTTTTCGGCTTCGTATTGTTCGTGCAGTGCCTTTTCGAACGCCATAACCGAACTGTGCCGGCCCGACGCAAAGCACGGATCGTCACCGGCCAGCCAGTCGAGGTATTCGGCGACGCCCTGCATTTGTCCTCGACGTTCGCGGCGCATCGAGGCAAACACCGCAGCCGGATCGTGCTGCAGGCACTGCTCCCACAGCCGCCTTGCGTGCCGGAATATCTGGCCGTGCAGATCGTGCGCGAAGTCCTGCGGGCGCAGTGATTGCCGCTCCCGCAAGGCGATGCCTTCGCCGCACAGAATTTCACGCAGCGCGAACTGTTCGCCGTGCGTGCGCTTGCCTTCGTTAAACCGGATCATGGTGTTCGTCTCCAACGGTTGCCGGTTCGTCGTCGCATCCCGGCACGCGCGACGCGACAAGCTCGGCCGTGTTACCGCCGAGCGTTTCGAGCGCAGCGCGCCAACGTCCGCGCTTTTCATCGGTCGCGTTCGCGATGAATGCGCGTCCGGCCGGTGACGCAATCACATCGAGGGCGATTCGCCCCGCACCATCGGGTGGCGCTTTCACGGGCCTCGCCGCAATGCGGTCGAGCACATCAAACGCCCATTCCGGCGATGGTTTGCAGCTCTTGACCGAGTCCGCGATGGCACGCATCCGTCGCAGGTTGTCCTCGGCCACTCCCGGCGTACAGGGCGGCAACGAGCTACCCAGGCGCGGCGCGCTGTTCGCGAACTGCTGCACGCGCGCTTCGCGGCATAGCCCGAGGAATTCGGGCAGCGTTGGCGGATGCTGTAGGCCGTCCAGTGCCCGCAGCCCTGCGCGCAGGGATTCGGGGGAAAGTCCATGCAGCCGCAGCGACCACGCGCGTTTTAGGTCGTCGGTATCGACGCCGCGCCACATCGCGAGAAAACGCGATCCGTACAGCGTCAGCAGGTGGCGGAACAGCCACGCGCCGCGGGTTTCAATGTCGTCTGTCGGGAACATGGCGCACGTCTTCCGGTGCGAGGTCGAAAACGTCGGGCGGTGTTTGCCACGGGTCACGCCCCGTCAGTGCCGTGACCATCGCCCGGTCGCGTTGATCGCGGGCAACGGATGCCGGCGGCCCGTGGACGTCGTACTGGTCGCGTCCGATCCATGCCGCGCGAAAACTGGCCCAACCGCGTTCACAGCAGATGCGCAATGCGTCGGTTAGCGCAATGCCTGCTTTCACGGCTTCGCGTTCAATGCCCGCGATCGCTGTTTCGGTCGGCTTTGCATGCTTGCCCTCACGTACTGCGAGCCAGTCGTCCGCGACTTTTTCGGCTACACCGAGCGAATGCAGATGCGCGCCCGCGTCGAAGCGCGGCGCGCTGCCCGCACGCGTACCGCGTGCGGTGCTTTTCTTCCTTTCCTTTCCTTGTTCCTTTCCATATTCCTTTCCCTTCCTTTCCCCCCGTGCATGCACATGCATGCACATGCAGGCTTGTGACTCGTCATCGGTCGGTGCTGGAATCGCCGATTGCGCTTCATGGGAATTGATGACCTGGTGTCGCGCGAATGTCGGTACATAACCAAACGTTTCGCCGTTCACCGCGTAGCGCACGACAAAGCCGTAGTTCGCGAGTGCATCGAGAACAGCTCCGAAGTCGATTTCATCGAAAGGCAGCACATTGGATTTCAGCGTGCGTGCGCGCCAGCGAAACCGGCCTTCGCGGTCGCACTGACATAACAGGCCGATGAATGCGAGCCGCAATGGCAGACCGCTTGCGCGTTCCGCGTCGTAAAGGTTTTCGTGTTCAAACAGTTCCGGTTTGATTGTGCGGATGCGTCCCATGTCGAGCGGTCCTTACACGAAGGCGTGCAAAGCAGCGCGCGGGACCGGCGGCGTAGACGGGCGCGGCGCACCGGAAAGCGTTACGACAATCACGATGCGCGTGGCGGCCGGATCGGTGCCGCGCAGCGGCGGCGGATAGCCCGCATTGACCTTGCGCCCGTCGCAGGGCGCGTGACTGTCGCGTGTGCGCTGCATGGTTCACTTCCGCCCGGTCTTGCCCGCAGGTCTTAAACCTTATACAGCCGATGTTTTAAAGCAAATGGCTAAAAGCCGTAAAACCTTACATGCTGTCTAGTGCGGTCCAGTGCTGTCCAGACTGGAAAAGTCAAGGCCAATAATTTTCGTCGTGCGTTTTTAATCAGGTTAAACCCTTAATTTTGCCTGCTGCAAACGCACAAGCGCGGAGACTTTTCTGTCCGCCGCTGCCGGGACAAGAAATTCTGCCGGGTCGAGCGGCACGAAGCCCCGTTGCGCGGCCGGTTCCGGTCGGTTTAGCGAGCTTCGGAGGGAAATTCCATGTCCGTAGTTCACAGGACAGAAGAACACGTTTTGCTGCGCGACATACGTCTTCCGCCTTTAGTCTGAATCCAATTAAAGCCGTTGAAAATCGCAAAAGACGGCATATGCTGCATTCCATCAATCGCAAAGCACGGCGCGAAAAGCGGTTCCGTGTATGCCACTGTCTTTGTGAAGTAATGGGGTTAGCCATGCGCATAACCATTGAAGCGACCGACGATGTAGCGGACCTGACGCGCGCGCGCGATTTCATCGAGGCCATGCTCACACCACTCGCGACGCGTCCGGTCGCGTTTGATCCGGGCGCACATATCGACACGCTGGCACTCTCGCGCCGCTCGTATAACGCGCTGGTCACGGGCAACGTGCTGACCGTTGGCGATCTCTGCCGGCATACGCGCGCGGAGTTGATGCGCATCCCGTCTTTCGGGCTTAAGTCGTTCCGCGAAATTATCGAGGTCCTGGAGGCGCGAGGGCTTCAACTCGCGGACAGCGAAGACGGGGGCGACGATGAATGACGACCGCGAGGCATGGCTGGCGGCGCGACGTTCCGGCGTGGGCGGTAGCGATGCCGCGATTGCCTGCGGTCTGCATCCGTATGTGTCGCCGCTGGAACTGTATTACGACAAGACGGGCGAAGTCGCCGTCGAGCGAGAGGACACCGAGCGTATGCAGATGGGCCGCGCACTCGAAGACGCGATAGCCGACGTGTTTGCCGAACGCTACGACGTGAAGCTACGCCGCTATCCGATGCGCCGGCATCCGGTGTATCCGTGGATGATCGGCAACCCCGACCGGTTGATCGAGGGCGCGCACATTGGCCTGGAAATCAAGAACGTCGATGCGCTCGCGTACCGCTTCGGTGAATGGGGCGCACCGGACACCGACGAAATCCCCGAACCGTATCTGCTGCAATGCCTGCATTACGCGATGCTGTTCGACTATCGCGAATGGCACCTTGCGGCGCTGGTCGGCGGCAACACGCTAAAGCGTTACATCGTGCGCCGCGACCCCGAACTGGAAACTCTGCTGGTCGATGGGGAGCGTGAATTCTGGCAGTGCGTCGAGCGTCGCGAGCCGCCCGAAATCGACTACGCGCGACCTGGTGCGCTCGCGCTCGCCAAGCGGCTGTATCCCGGCACGAATGGCGAGGCGATCCAGCTACCCGCCGAAATGGATTACTGGCACGCCATACAGATCGAAGCCGCCACGCTCGCCAAGGAATACACCGCGACAGCGGACGGCGCGAAAGCGCACATTCTGCGTGCGATGGGCGAAGCGTCGTTCGCGCGGCTCGCGAACGGCACCGGCGAATACCGGCGAAAGCTGGTGAAAAAGGCAGGTTACACGGTAGCGCCGACAAGCTATCTCGACTTCCGTTTTTCGAAGAAAGGGACCAGCGATGAATGACGTACAGGTGTCTAACCCTTTCGGCGATGCGCCGAAGCAAACGACCGGCGCGGTCGTCGCGACCGAACAGGCCAAGGCGGTCGCCGAAGTACAGGCGGCATTGCTGATCGCCCGCGCGAATCCGCGCGATCCGATCCGCGCAATGGATCGCATCCTGCATGACTGTATGCGGCCGTCACTAGCCGAGGAAGCCACGTATCAGTTCCCGCGTGGCGACACAATCATAAAAGGCGCGTCGATCCGACTTGCGGAAACGATCGCGAAACGCTGGGGAAACATGGAAGCGGGCATCAAGGAACTAAGCCGGGCTAACGGCGTATCCGAGTGCTTGGCCTACGCGTGGGACTACGAAACCAACTATCGCGACGTGCGCACGTTCACCGTGCGCCACTGGCGCGACACCCGCGAAGGCGGCTACGCCCTGAAAGACGAGCGTGACATTTATGAACTGATAGCGAACAACGGAGCGCGGCGCAAACGCGCCTGCATTCTCGCGCTGGTCGACGGCGATGTAGTTGACGCCGCACTCGCGCAATGCAAGGTCACGCAGGAAGCGAAGGTGGAGATTACCGACGAGCGCATCGCGCAGATGCTCGAACACTTTGAAGCCTACGGCGTCACGAAGGTAATGATCGAGCGGCGCATCGAACGGCGAATAGATCAGATCACGCCTGCCATGTGGTTATCGCTGCGCGAGATCTACAACACCCTCCGTGATGGTGTCAGCACGCCCGGCGAATGGTTCGACATGCCCGCCGACGACCCGGCCGCCAACGTTGCCGCACGTGCGAAGCGATCGCGTACTTCGGCCATCAAGTCGCGCATGAAGGCTCGCCGCACGTCGCGCACGCGTAGCGATGCCGGCCCCGAAGCGGACAGAACAGGCGAAACTGGCGGCGACAGCGCAGTGTCCGCCAATGTGCCGGAATCAGCGGTGACTTATGCGCAGATTGCCGACGCGATCAGGGAAGCAGCCACACCCGAGGCACTGGACGCGGCTGCTGACCAGATCAGGGGAATAGACGACGAAGCGCAACGTACCGAGCTGGAACAGCTGTACAGCACGCGTGCCGGCGAACTGGACGAAGGAGATTACCGAAATGGGCTATCTGAACGATGCGGCGGGCCGCTATGACCGCGTTCTCGCTGCGATGGGGGCATGCGACGAACAGCGGGACACGCTGCGCACCGGCTTTTTTCTTGGTGCGAAGACATTCCTTGATGCTGCGTTCAAGTCGGCGGGCATGGACGAAGCGCCGGGCCGTGCCCTGCTGGATGAATGCCGCGCCGAAATTTTTGGGTACATGGACGACACCATCCGCGAAGTGCAAACCCTGCTGGAGAAAAGGCAATGATCGAGTTCGCGCGGTGCCCCGTAAAGATCGCCCATATCAACGTGCGGTCTGAAACGCACGGCGACCAGGAAGTTATCGCCGTGGACCTGAAACTGTCGTTCGAGTTGCCCAATACTTCGCTGGACACGCTTAGTCCGTCGCTACGCGCTTCGCTGTTCGACGCCGCGAACGATCCAGACATTTTTGCGGGCGAAGACGGGCCGCCGCTGGTGCGCGTGCGCCATCCGCATCTGGGCCTGTTGCGATGGTCCGAAACATGGCGCGCCATGCGGCTCAGCCTGCACACTGGCACACGGCCTCGCGACGATATCGCATTCGACGGCGTAACGTTCGGGCGGTTGACGATGCGTCCACGCGAAGGCGGCACCGTTGCATATGGCGCCCGCGCGCAGGTGCATCCGCGTACCGAAGGCATAACGGCAAAGATCGTCGCCTTGCTCAAACACGAAGTACCGGCGACGCTGGACGCGTGCGACGCAACCGACGACAGCGCAGGCGAAACCGAATGACGACGATTGCGCCGCAATGCCGGGACGGGCGGCCGGCGACGCCGCAGAGAGGCTTAATCATGTCATCGAGAAACACGAAGCTACACGAGACGCTGTGTATGCATGCTCCGCCGAAAGCCGACGAAGACGACCACGACAAGCCGATTAGATGGCAGCCGGACTGGTCGGAATGCTGCGAGGTGTGCGGCCAAACTCCGTGCGTGGGCACGTATAGCGCGGGTACTGTCGTTATGGACGTGTCGCGTTGCGCGGAATGTCTGGGCAGCGGCGAGACTGCACGCGTTGCTGTCGGTTCGGATTACCGACGCGGGGTCAAGCGATGAACGCGCCAGCACACCGGGTCGATATGTTCCCGCCCCCCATCAATCAGGCGGCGATGATGATCGAGCGGGACGAACCGCCGATGACGGTGGACGAGTTCTGCCATCGGTACGGCTTGAGCCGGTCACACTATTACGTGTTGAAACGGGAAGGACGAACGCCCGACGAACTGCGCGTCGGCCGCAAGACCCACATAACGGCCGCTAGCGCCCGCGCATGGGAGCGGCGCATGGTAACGGAACGAAAGGCGGCGCGGGCCGCGGGCAAACCGCGATAGATCGGCTGTCGTCCAGAGCAAATCTTCTCGCGGGTTCCAGCCGGGCTGAGCACCGGGCCTTCCGCACGGCGAAAGGCCACTCCGGGCGAAGCGCGTGGACGATATGTATAAAAACACAGCAACTTCGAAGGGCTTGCGTACTCCGCGCCGCAGCGGATAGGCTTGCCGCACCTAACCAAGAGGAATCCACGATGGCCACCTATGAGGAAATGCGGGAGTACGCGCTTAAGGCCTACGGGCGCCCCGTCATCCAGAACTGCTGGATTGCGGACCGAAAAGAGGCGAACGGCGTGCCAGTGAACTCACGCCGCAATGGGCCGCGGGCCAAGCCATGCCCGCTGAATCACGCCCCCTTGGTCGATCGCGTCTTGCGCGACTTCGGACTGCCCGATAATGAACAGAAGTAAGACCGCCCGGAATGCGTAGCGAACGGGCATCATCGACCGCTGTACGTATATCTTGCACTGCAAAGCCTGCGGCGTCACTGAGTCCCGGTCTGCCTCCGATTCCGGATGAGGGTGAAGCGGGTCACGGTGGGATCCAGGGCCGTCGTTCGAACAGTTCAATACCGAGTGGAACGGCTCAGGCAGGACTGAACCAGACTTGGCACGTCCAACTGTAGACGCTGCGGTCAGCCGCCCATAGTGAGTTCAAAGTAAGTCAGTAATGCCGCGTCGCCGGGCATTATTTTTTGCGGTGCTACAGCGCGAGGCAACCCGGTTGTCCCCGGCGCCCAAAGGTTGCCGCGGGATGATTGTCAATCGGCAGCCGCTTGCGATGAATCGCCGCTTGGCAGGTCCTCGTCGAGACTTATTTTTCTATAGCGCGGCGGCAGGTTCTGATAAATTTGCGACGCCTTCGACCGGAGCACAGCAGGCCATGATGGCGTCTCGATTATGCGTCTCAAGGCCGGTTGCAACTCGTATAGTTCGTCAAAGGCGCGCTCTCCTCCCAACAACAAGAGTTCATCTGCTCTTTGCAAAATTGACTCGATGTCGCTTAGACTGAGCCTCCTGCTTCGAAGTAGATCAATCCTTCGGGAAGGTTCGACGTTCACTGCGTAGTTCCGCCATGTTCGGACTTCCTTTTGCAATTCGCTAATGCTCTCCAGTATGACTTGTTCTGCAGACGCTTCCTTTTCGGTAAGCTGCGCGACCTTGAAGGTGCCAAAGTTCTTGAGGAACGTCGAGTGTTCCGGGTCCCGCCTTGAAGCTTCAAAAGTCGCCTTAACCTTGCTCGCCAAGAGTTGCTTGAAATCGACGATGCGATGAAAGCGCAGGTCTCGCGGATACGTCAAGTGCTCAATAACGCCCGTGTCGAACATGTAGTCCGTCTTGTCATCTTTGATGATTACAGTCGGCTTGTCGAATGCCAAGCGCATACCCAGTTCAAACATAACGTTGGGATTTTTCCCGCTAACGTCACAGACAACCATATCTGCACCGTACACGCCTTGCACGATTCGTTTCTGAATTACGCCAACGTCATCTGCGTCACTTACCAGACTTGCGGAGAATCGCGGCGTATCGACACCAGTCGTCACGGCATCGACAATGATCGATTTGACTTCCGCCCAATGTTCGGCCGAAAGACCGTCAATCGGTGAGATCGGCATAACGATGCCGCAATGAAATTCCTCCTGTTCGCGCTTGTCGGGCGCTTGTTCTTTAGCCACGGTCTCCTCTTATCTTCCTAGTTGTTGGAACGTGAAAGGATAACCGACAAGCGAACCGGCGGGCATCTTTTCTTGCTGCACACCACATCGGTTCGGCTCGCGTAGACTCACGCAGCGAACCGTCGGATAGATTACGACCGCTAACGGCGGATTTCGGAACTACGGCCGCGTCCCGTAAAAGCGCGGCGAGCATAAACGGAGGGAATAGGCCCTATGGACCTAAAAAGCGCGGCAACCCTTATAGGCATACTAAAAGACGCCATCGTTGGCAGCGCGGCTATCGTTACGGCTGCGGTAGCCCTGTGGGGCGTGAATAGTTGGACACGGGAATTGCGCGGACGGACTGAGTTCGACGCCGCCCTGGCATTGATGCGGGCGGCGTACAAGTTGCGTGAAGAACTGTTCGCCTCTCGATCGCCGTTGATTTCGTCTGCGGAATATCCTGAGGGTTCACCGCTGCGGGAAGGCTTGCGAGCGGACACGAATGAACGATGGAAAGCGCATGCGTTCCTGTTTAACGAGCGGACGGCGGGAGTCAGGGCAGCCCTAAGCGAATTCGATACGCGGACGCTGGAATCCGAGGCAATCTTGGGACAGGCAGTTCGGGACGCCGTCGAACCGCTCAGAGGTAACGCATTTACCTTGTTCGCCGCGATTGACGCTTACATGGGCAATATCGCCAGTGACGGCGAGGATTTCAAGGCGAATCAGGAGTTCGGACGACAGATTCGCAGCGAGGTATTCGGCACCCGCAATGCGAAAGACAACAAGCTATCCAGTAGTATCTTGTCGAGCGTCCAGCAGTTAGAGGCTTTCGCGGCACCCCATCTTCGGCGCAAATAAGACCCGCTTTGAGCGGGCCCTTTGCACTAGCGGAATTCAGGCTGCAAGTAGCGGTCTTACGACTTCTTCGTTTGCCGGTCCCGTCCATTGCAGCGCCGACACTGCGCGAAGCTTATTGTTCGGGGCCAGGTGCGCGTAACGCATCGTCATTTCGAGCGACGCATGCCCCAGGAGTTCGCGAACGATGTTCAGGTCCACGCCGCTTTGCACAAGCCACGACGCGAACGTGTGGCGCATGTCATGCCAGCGGAAATCCGCGATGCGCGCCGCCTTGAGCACCGATGCAAACGATTTCTTCATGCACTGGACCGGCTTGCCTGAATCGCCAGCGAAGACAAATACGTCATGGGCTAGCGGTTTCCACGTCGTCAGCACGTCGTGCAATGCGGCGTTGATCGGGACGCGGCGTTGCTTGCCCGACTTCGCGTGTTCGTCGCGCACGGTCACGATTCCGTTTGCAAGGTCGATATCCGACCACCGCAGGTTGAACAGTTCGGATTTGCGTAGGCCGGTCATGATCGACATGAGCACGGCCGGGCGCAGCGGGTCCACGAATTCCACTTCGCGCAGCGACGGCAGCAGTGCATAGCGACGGCGGCGGCGGTGTTCGTTTGCGCGGTCGCGGGCGTCACGTTCGGCATTCTCACGGGCGATCAGCGCGGCATAGAGGCGGCGCGCTTCGTCCGGGCTCAGATAGCGGACGATGCCGGACGGCTCCGGCAGCATGTCAACGTTTTTCATCGGATGCACGGTCAGGATTTCGCAGTCGATGGCGTAGGTGAACAGACCGTGTAACGCTGTTAGCTTTTTGTTAGTAGTTGACTTAGCCAATCCCTTGTCATGCTGGGCACTGCGCCATCTTTCGAGCCGGTCGCCCGTAATCCGGTCGAGCGCGTCATCGAGAAAATCGGGGAACGATTGAACGATGATCCGCGCGTTTGCGTCGCCGTGCGCGGGCGTCTTGCAGTAGGTCCGCAGCACCGCCGTGTAGCTGTCTTCGACGAAGCGCCGCAGCGTCGGTACTGCGCCCGTCTGTTTTTTCAGGTGCGTCCGCTTCGCCTGACGAACCGCGGTTACTGTCAGCGTGTCGCCCTTGCGGTCGATCACTTCCGATTCCCGGCGCGCGGCGTCGCGGGCGTCGCCGGGGTTCATCGCGGGCCAGTAGCCGACCGTCCTGCGCCCCTGGGTGCCGTCCGGCTTCGTCCACCGCCATGTATACGAGGCCGCGCCGCCCGGCGTCACCTTGACGCCAAAGCCGCGCAGTTCGGAGTCCTGGAACGCCTGATAGGCTCCCGTGGCGCGGACGCCGCGCATGAATTCCCGGTCGATCCGGTAACGCTGATGTTTCGTTCCCATATGCCAGTTTGACCCTGTTTGGAGGTTCCGCCCGGTACGGGGTGCAGGACAAATCTAGGACATTTGCCGTTGTGGACTGCACTGGACCGCACTGGACTACACTGGACACACGAAACAGCTAAGCATTTGAAAAATAACGATATCTGGACTGTACTGGACTGCGCTGGACCGTCCGAATCGCACTCATAACCCGAAGGTCGTAGGTTCAAATCCTACCCCCGCAACCAAAGTTTTAAACCAAGCTTTAAAGTTAGTCCGGTCACGTCGCTGAAATTCGAAAACAAAGCCCGCCTTCATGGCGGGTT